AAGATAACGTAGGGCTTGGACGAGTACGGATCACGCAAGGTGCGAACACCGATGCGGTCAACGATTTGGTAAGCTTCGCGCCAGTCGGCAACGGCAATCGACAGCGACCCGGTAGCCATCGCCGCCATATCCTCGAACGAGGCGGTGGGGCGCCCGAGAATCGTCGCGGGCTGGCCTGCCACGATGCCCGGTTGCCACAAATAGGCGCCGTTTGAGTCCTTAAGCTGTCGCACCTCGCGGAAGGTGGTACGGTTCATCGCAAACACAGCGTTCGCGCGGTACGAAGCCTTCAGGGCATACAGAGCGTCGATCAGCACATCGCCACCAGCGGGAGCCGCCGCGAAAGCGCCGTTGGCGCCGGTCTTGATCTGTTCGATGGTGCCGGGCAGTGTCGTGCCATTGGCGTATGTGGCGAAACCACGAGGCTGGCCCACACCGGTGCCGGTCACGAACGCAGTGCTCTCCAGCCGGGAGAACTTGTCCGAAACCTTATCGGCCAGCCACGCTTCCATATTAACCGACGAGTCGTCCAACAACTTCTGCGTCGCCTGCGGTGCAGCGTACATCTCGTGTACCGGAATGCGCCAAACACCGATCTCCGGCGTATTGGTCTCAGACCGCGATCCGGTCTCCTGCACCCAACCAGCCGAGGCTTCGTTCAGGTCGAACACGCCTTCGAGGGCATCGGTGCTAATCACCTGTACCGAGGCATAAGCCCGCATCGGTGTGGTCTCAAACACCTTCTTCACAATACGACCGGACATATCCGGATGCACCGTGTAGCCGCCATCGACATCGGAACCGACCGATAGTGCTTTCAGCTCATCGGCTCCCATGATCTGGTCGCCTTTGCGAAGGTATTTGTTAAATGCGGTCTTGTACGCACACATTCCCTCATTATCGAACTCGAACCGACGATCGCCAGTGACACCGCGAGCCCATTCTTGGGCTTTCTTGTCGAAATCGATTTCGTCACCGTTCGCGTCGGTCACCGTGCGGTTCTTCCGCTTCAACGACACCTCAAACTTATCGAGGCGGTCTTGAGATGTCTGGATCGTTTCGTTGATCTTGTCCAACTTCTCATCCAGCAGCGGGTCAGAGGCGCCTTTGGCTTCGAGTTCCTTCAAGCGCGCATCATTGGCTTTCTTGAACTCCTCGAATGCTACGTTAACAGCACTGACAGCGTTTTTCAGCTCTAGGGGGTCAAATTCCTTACTCATTTCATAGTTTCCTGTAGTTGAGTGAGTTGTTGCAACAGGGAACGCATCCCTGCGTTATCAGGCTCACCGACTACAGCATCCCGCTGATCGGTTAGGCCCTTGAAGCCGTATAGCGCGATGGCTGTGGCTTCTTTGCGCGAGAAACCTGCATCCCGCAGGACTCGCTCAAATTCACGTTCGGTTGCGATAGATTTCACATCGGTGACCTGCGCCTCCAATAGCATCGGGAAGGTTACAAGCGAGACTTCCCACAGGTCAACTTCCAGCAGCTTGCGCACACGGCCTTCGGCGTTGGGCGAAGATTCGACAGTGCGGTAGCCAATGCTCATGCTGTCCATAGCCCCGGCCTTCAGGAGCGCCAGCGCTTCGCGACCTTTATCGACTTCCTTCAGGAGCCGACCTTTCACGAAAAGCCCGTGGTTATCTTCCCGAACCTCTTCCCAAACGCCAATCGGTTCAAACGGGTCATGCTGCCAGAGCATCTTCGGTCGACGTTTGGCAAGAGATTTGGAAAATGCCCCACGTTCCACCATGTCATCGCCTTGGTCCACAACACCAAAGACCGAGGCGTACCCCTCGAAACGTCCGTCGTTGTCGGGTTCCTGTTTCAGCTCAAACGCCGCATTCTTGAACTGCATTGTCATCTGCTCATCCTCTCGTAGGTTTGTACGCAGCGGCAATTGATTGTGTTCCCGGCGCTGCCGTTGGGGTCACCGGGAAACATCAACGGCTCTGCACCACCCGTCTTTATCGGCACCATAAACGGTTCTCGAAGGTCTACAGTTTTTCCGTCCATCACACGATGCGAAAATTCATCTACCACGCCGTCCCCCTCGCCAAAATCCCTAGTACGAGAATCCTCTACGCTGACCCATTTCTTTACCAACGGAAATCGGCTCTCCTCGGCAACCCGCTGTGACGCAAACTGCGCCGAGCCATGCGTCTCGGTTCTAGCGATAACTTCTGCCCGCAACGCAGCAATAACCGGCGTCTGGTCCGCGATCAGTTTGGCGATCTGGCGTGTGGACAGCCCCTCTTTCATTCCCTGCGCCACCAATTTGCGAAGCTGACTGGCGGTAGCCTCGACAATGCGCACAACTTTTGCCGCGCCATACTGCTCGATGAATTCTTGCACGATGCGCTCAAAGAGCGACTCTTCGTCTTGCTTCGTTTCAAGATGTGCGTAGCCGTAAGCCTTGAAACTTTCGATAACTTCACGCCCAGAACCCAAAATAGCTTCTAGCCACATGGCGCGCAATGCATCTTCGATCTCAAGTCTAAACCCCTCGTGCAGTTGCGGGTTGCCGGAAACCGAATAACGCGACGCCGCATCCAGCATCGCATCATGCAATATGCGCTCCAACTTAGCCTTCCCCATACGCCAGCGCCTTCAACAAACTAGGATCGTTTTGTGGATTACGGGCCACAGCCTCCCGCACGTCACCGTCTGGTAGTGGTTCGTAGCCTTTCAGGGCGCGACGCTCGTTAATGGTCAGGTCTGCTGACTTATCCGCCATCGCCCAAAGGTCCATGCGCTTGTCAATAATGGCCGGTACCAAGTCGAGGTTCGGACGCAACTCTACCTCGCCGTCGCCCAACCAATTTGACCATTCCTCTCCAAGGTACGTCACCAACGGGACTACCGTGTCCTCCCAAAACGCCAGCCGCGCCTCCTTATAGTTCGAATAGGTGTTGTCGCCGGGGATACCGAGTAACTGCGGCGGCACGCCAAACGCAAGACAGACGTCCCTAGCCGAACTATTTTTACCATCAACGATCTGCATAGCTTGGGGCGATAGGCCCATTTGTTCCCAAGATAAGCCGCCTTCCAAAAGCATCGGCCTACCGGCATTTTTCGCCCCTTGGTGCTGCTCATCAATTTGGGCTTTCAACCGATTAAACTGGTCGTCTGAAAGCTGTCCTTCCTTCATGGACAAAGCGCCACTGGGTTGCGCTGAATTTTGTAGCAGCGCTTGCATCCATTTCATCGACTCTGTATGCTGATCAATCGCGTAAGCACCCGGCTCCACAGGACTAAGGCCATACCAATCGTCCAGTGGATTGAATGCCTTCATGTGTCGAATATCACAGTTGCCTTGGGCGTCTACATCCCAGCGAACCGATTTGTTGCCCGTCGAATAAACATATGCCTGAGCCATACCATTGTTGGACGGAATTACTTTCATACGATCCGGGCGAAGCGTGTACAACTCCTTTGTTTCGCCGCCCGCCGTCAGCCGTTCGTCATAACTATTCCCAGCGATTAAGTGAAAACCTATTTTGGCCCGCACAAATTCGGACCACGATTGCGCCGGGTTTGGCCGTTTCAACAACGTAAGCAGCGGGTGTTCTTCAAACTGATCGTCGCCCCGCCACACCTCCCAGTTCACCGACGCCACCGCGTCAGCCACCCGGCTGATAGACTGATACACCACCACATTTTTGATGTATGCCTCATCAGCGAAGTGGGCATAATCACGCTTAGTCCACACCGCTTGGCCAGAATTCATCACCAGTACGGCGCCGGTTTTACTGTCCTTGGTTTCCCGCCTGAATAGGTCAAAAAGCCCCATGCTACAGTGCCCTTACTCTTGGGGCTACCGTGGTAAGCCCCATCATATCCGAAACAGCGTCCATCATCGGGTCTAATTGGTCATCATGCGCCCCATTGGGAAACGCGTCGGCCTCGGCTAAAAAATCCGCCAACCACGGCTGGCCGCCCAACACCATCACTTGGCCGGCCTCTAACGACGGGGCCACGTCATGAGCCCTAGATATTTTGTCCCTGCTGCGTTGAATCGGCAGTACCGATATACCCTCACGCCTGAGCGTCTGAATCAACCCCGTGCCGCTCACTTTATCCTCAACCTTCATAGACCGCAACGGCGCAACCAATGAATTTCTATGTTTATCCCAAAACGCTCTGGCCATTGTAAGCAACTCCGGCGCTTCCCATCGCCCGCGTAATACATCAATTAAAATCGGCCCGCCATTGCGTATCTTGCCCCAACATTCAAAAACTGAATAATCATTCAGTTCCTTGGTTTTCTGGGCTGTGTCTGCATAGATAACCATGTACTCGATAGGCGGCAATGCCGCGCGTATCTGCCACCATTCGTTTTTAAATATTCCGCCACCTCTGGGCGTCGGTCTTTGCTGTAGCTGCCCCGCAACGGCGAAGGTCCCCAACGTTTTCTTCAATTCCCTAACCTGCGACAGCGGAAATCTTTCTGGAAACATTAATTCGCGATCTTTAGTCCTAGGGTCCTCCCATCCAATGGAAGTACGGCACTTACGATCCGATTCAAACTCCATAGGGACCATAAAATGCTCGTAATCAAGCTCCTTTTCTAGTATTAGCCCCGTAGTGTCACTCACCGCAAGGCGCTGCATAATAACAACCACGCGGCTGTTCACGCTATTTACCCGGGTGGGTAGGGTCTCAAGAAACGCGATCTTGGCGGCTTCCAAATGGGCGTCGCTATTAGCGTCAAAGGCGGCAATTGGGTCATCGATCCTAACCCTGTCACCGCGTCTACCAGTCATCTTGGTGAACGACCGCGCCAGCATCTCACCTTTACTTGTGTTGCCGAATTCCCTTTTGCCATCCAGCGCCGGGTCCAACGTTACATTCCACCGCGTCTGGTACCAGTCCGACTTAATTAAATCCCTACACTTACGGGTATCTCGAATCGCTAGTGTTTCTTCATGTGCTGTTCCTATGTGCCTCAGATGAGGAAATTGGGTCCATTCCCACGCTGGCCAAAACACATTAGTTAGCAGCGATTTCATTGTACCCGGTGGCACATTGATGCACAGATTCTTGTTCAGTTTTCCCGTGGTGATGGCTTGTAAATGCTCGCATATCCCATCCAGAACCCACCCCCACACCAGCGGTGTTTCCGGTTCCACCTGTGGCCAAGCCATCTTGGTGAACTCAGACAGCGAGCGTTTTGAAAGCTCCACATCCAAATGTATCAGATCATGTGGCGATAGCTGCATTTTGACATGTTTCACACGACAGTTTACTTAGGTAAACTGTCACGGGCAAACAGGGCGCGCCGGTAAGATTACACTTCCCGCGCTTCTCCCATCGGTATTGCTGCCCCCACGCCTGCAACGGCTCTATTTAACACAACGCGAAGAGGACCGATTTCCGCTTCAAGCCGCGCCATGCCATCCTTTACCCCGACCACCGTAGCGTTCAGCATCCGACCGAACACGTCAACAGTGACAGTATCTCCAATCTCCACAGTTACCGGCTTATCCCCATCAAACTCGCCGGTGCGCTCCTTCATGATCAATTCATTTACCACACTATCGGCCAACGGCGCTGGGGTAGAGCGATCCATGTTTTCACCCAAAAAATTTATGAGCCCCGGTGTTCTGAGTAGTTCATTGATACATGACAACTGGGTGCGAATAAACACATACCCGGGAAATAATGGGACCACTTTCCTGATCGTCTTTTTGGTTCGACGATCTTTACGCACTGTTTTCGTACGTAACGCGATAGTCATCACGCCAGCAGACATAAGGCGCCGCTCTACGCGAAAATCCGAGCCTCCCAATACTCGTGCTATGTACCACTGCGCTGTCATGTCCCTTTATATCACATGCCCGGGCGATGCGTCAAGATGGGTCATGTTTACTGACCTGCATTTATCATGGCCTCTTTTAGCTCCATCAACGTCTCGGTGCTAAGTTTGGAAAAGTCCACAGACGGAGGCAACAACGCCATACCGTCTTTTCCAGTCTGCTCCGTGCGGGTCACATACCCGCGTTCCTTACCCACAGTTTGCAATAGGAACCTGCCCGCCGTAGCGTCGCCAATCAGGGCACACTGGAACTGCATCTCTTCAACGTCGTCCAACTGGGCATCACGAAGATCGGCCATGCACATCTGTACTTCCGGCATTCTATCGATCCAATCACGAAGCTTCATGCGGCGAATACCCAAAAGAGACGCAGATTTGGCGATGTTGCCGTTAGTGATCACCAAGGCATTGATGGCCTCCTCGTCCACCAGTCCTCCCACCATGGTCTTAGTCTTACAGGCATTAAAATCATAGGGTCGATCAGCATCGCGTGCCGCTAGC